TGCCTGGGCAAAGATAATGCCCGTACCAGAAGCAAACTCAGCCGATGGGGGTGTAGCCGTCTTGGCATTAGTGCCGTCCGTAACAACAATCTGTAACCCTGCCGTAGCTGTGGCGGGAGAGGTCGTGCTTGTGGCTGTGACAAAGTTGATTCCAGAGCCGGAAGTGGCATTGTTCACTATGTAAAAGCTTCCAACCCCAGGAAACTGGAGACTAACTACCGCAGTAGTCGCACCAGTAACATTATAATACATGTTTTGAGCAATACTGGTAGGGAATGTAATTGTAGTTACAGTTGACCCAGCCACGCAATAGGTTGAATTGAACGTAGGCGCCCCAGAAGCAGTAGAGTCAGCAGTAACAACATTGTATACACCGCCAAAATTAAGGTCGATTTGGTCAATATCAGGGTTTAGATACGCAGTATCCCATGAATTAACCGAACCTCCATGAGCTGGATATGTGTAACCTTTATTAGGTGTTGGACTAGCCATTTTATTCCCTCTTACCCAAATTCTATTACCAGAATAAAGCCTGGAGCGCCAGCGCCACCACCACCAGTTCCGCCAGTACCAGTAAACTTATAAGAACCGCACCCCCCTGCACCATAACCTTTTCCCGGCTGGCCCGTTATGACTGTTGATAGTGAAGCAGCAATAACCCATGCCCAATAGGAATATATATTGCCACCAACTCCAAAAATTGTTGAGCCACCTACCTTGCCTCCAGTAGCAATAAAGTGGGATGGTAAGTCGGTCGGCGGAAGTAAAATTCCACCAGAACCTGTTGGAGTGGTTCCATCTGCTCCCGTATTAGCCCCAGTCGAGCCCCCTCCACCCGTTCCGCCCTTAGCGGTCACAAGAACTGGCGATCCAAATGTCGTATCTCCAGCCGTACCCCCAGGGTTATTGCCAGGCGCGGCTCCACCGCCAAACGCGCCAATAGCGTAGGGATATGTTCCAGTTATATTGGAGAGTGGGAACAATCTTGTCTCGCCAGCAGCACCACAACCTGGATTCCCTTCTCCTGCCGCATTAGCATGGCCACCGCCGCCGCCACCGGCGGCCTGAGCAATAAGCATTGCACCTCTGGTCCCCCCAGTAGGAGTATAAGTTCCACTAGAACTTGTCAGCAACTGTATTCCGACAAGTCCCCCCTTAGCTAATTGAGTATTTATGCTTTTAAGACCAGAATCTATGTTGCTGAATTGAGTATTTACATTCGATGTAGTCGTGTTGAGAGCATTAATGGCCACGACTGCATTTTGTAAAGCAGCAAGAATATCTGTTGGTGAAGCGGCCATTAAGTACTCGATAAAGTTGTAACGATTGCAGTAATGTCTGTGTTTATTGCAGTCAATACTGTAACTGTATTAGATAAAGACGTATTAATATTGTTAATAGCCAAGACTGTGTTTTGTAACGCAGCAAGAATGTCTGTGGCTGATGCAGCCATTATCTTCTCCCAGCCGGTGCCCAGCGATACTTAACGCCACCCATGCGCCAAAAACTATCCAAATCCTGACTTTGAATCTCCATATTCATATACCTGCCCCTTAACCTTGGCGTCAGATACTCTGTAGTAGACGTAAAGGTTACTGGACCATAAGTTCTTGGCGTATCTTCTGGGTAATCTACAGCATTTATAGTAATTAGAATACTAGCGTTAGATGAGCCACCATATGGGCCATATTTCATATCAGGAACAAGAAAGTCTACAAAAGCCATCTGTTCCCCTTCAGCAATAGTCCAGTAGCCTGTGGTAAAGCTGGCATTGATAGGTTGGGTATCGGCGTTATAAAGTATCTGATTATTCGACACCTCATGCTGGTAGATGTTCTGTAGGTCTGTGCCGATGGGCGATCCTAATGCAGTAATGTCAATCCATGCCGTTCTAACAAGCGAACCATAGTCCCATTCTTGAGTCACAGCATTGAAACGAACATAGGAATCATTCTCTCCTTGACTGGTAAGAGAGGGAAAGTACCAAGTCACCTCATCGAACATGGAGTTCGTGGCGCAACGCACTTTGCTGGTGTAGTTCTGGTTAATGTTCTGGAAGATAAAATCCCACACAGAACATCTGAGAGTGTCCACCCCTTCTGGACCAAGAGCAAAGAAGTTACTGAACCCCATCCAGTAAAGGGTTTCGTTCATGTACCCGATGGCATGTTTACCAATAAGACCGCAACCAGTACCAATGTTGGTAAAGTTGAAGATTACGTCTCCCCCGACATACTGCATAATCCATGCATCAACATCTGTGCAGATAATTGCGCGGGTTCCGCCGGGGTACCCGCCCATGATTTTAGAGCCAGTTGGAATATGGAAAGAGCCTGCGGTCGTATCCGCGCTTACAACAAAATTGGTGTAATCCCCAGCATCTGACCAACGAACGATAAGATTGTCCTGAACTCCTGTATTTTGGGTGGACCGCCACATGACAAGAATTTGTTGCGGTTGAGAAATGAATAGTCCGCCACTGAAAAATGGTGCGTTTGTAACCACTGTTGCCGTAGTAAATCCGCTACCAGAGGCCCACTGATATAGCGGGCCATCCTCTGCACAAGCAAGAATAACATCGCCCCAGTTATCAAACGTCCAATCATTAGCGGTAATAGGCGTGCCTGATCCGGCTGACGTGCCAGAGCCCATCCCCCAGCCGCCGAGGCCATAGCCGCCAACTCCATAGCCGCCACCAGCAGCAGTTGGGCCTATTCCTCTATAATAGACCATCTGAGCCTTACCGCCGTTCATGTACTGCGTATCAGAGCCCGAAGATTGAATGGTGCTTAAGAAGATAAACTGAGTAGAATCTATGATTGAGCTAACTTCATACCCAATCCCAGCCCCACCAATAGTAAGACCACCAACACTCGTAGCAGCAAAATATGGGTAGAATAGACCAGTTGCCTGTATGTAATTGTTATTAGGCAGGGTTACGGTAACGATGGCGCTTCCGGCAGTCGTGGTGAATTGCGGTAAGATACCGCTGGATGTAACAGTTGAAGATGAATTGGCAGTAGAAACGATAGTATAGGTGCTTGAACCACCAACAGTATTAATAGCATAAGGACCGCTTAAAAAAGTTCCGCCAACAGCTACTGGAGTAGTAAAGTAAACAGTATCAAATAGTGTTGGTCCTACTGTGTAAGTAGAATTATCTACTACAGTAACTACATTGCTGCTGGCAGTAATACTAAAATTTGGCGATGAATTTGTGGTTAGAACCTGTGGGGTTATGTCCTGAAAGCTTTGCGTACCAGCATTAATAAATGCAAGTTGTGATGGGGTACCGATAGCAAGAAACTTATCACCCTTTAGCCCCTGCCAAGCATGAAGTTCACGAATAGTAGAATTAATAGTACCAGTGTAATACTTAGTCCACCCACCAAGCTTCTGGACAAGACCATCCTTAAATCGAATCTCATTAGATTGAGAGATGCCAGCCTCGTTTAGAACGGGGGTGAACTGCGTGTTAATTCCTGGCGTAAGCTTAACTGTATTCCAGGGCATAGCTTACACTCTTGGCGGTGGGCCAGCAGTCTGAACCATTGGGCTCCAAGCAGAGCCAAGGAACCGAGTACGCAACTGCTCCTGAACGGCTGACTGCAAGAGTCCCTGGTAAACCTGCTCCCAACTATGGGTTGCTGATGGGTCGTCAGACTGTGCGCCGAAATCTCTTTGGTAGCCCATGGCAAATATCATGGAGGCTGCCATGAAGAGGTCTGGGCAGTATTGGGTAAGAAAGGTACTGGAATTACCTGATGATAGAGCTGCTGGGCGCTGCGTTCCCACAACCTCTGCCGTGTATTGAACGTCCGGTGGAGGCGCTATCAAGTAGGTGGTGTCAGTTACCGGAGCAAAATAGACTGGCGTTCCAGAAACTCCAGTGCTTGGATATACGGCATAGATTACCTCTTTCGTGACAGGAACCATGGGGTTCCGCGTACCAGAAGAGAGGCTGACAGCGTTCATCGCCTCTACCACAATATAGGTTCCACTGGTGGTTGGCAGAGTGAAGGTGTTTACCCCAGAACTAAACAACGTGGTGCTATCCACCACTCTGGTATGTAATAGATCAAGGTCGCGATATATCCGCTGCTCGGCATAATCTATGCAGCCAGGCACGAACGTAACAAAGTTCGAATCCGTTTCCGAAATGACCATAAGATTGGAAAGCTGGTCTAGGTATGTCTGGTAGGTTAGGGTCATGGCAGAGTTCTCTGCGTCTTAAGAGCAATAGTCAAGCTACTGAAATTAGCCAAACTAATGATGTTATACCATAAAATATCGCCCTGATTCAGTGTCACATTCCATCCATTAAGGTTGGAGTCGCTGTACTTCGAGTCGTTTACTATTGTTGGCTGCGCTAACCCAGTAATAGAATCGCCTGATGTTGGGTGCGTTACGCCCCCATCAAACTGGGCTTGGGTACATTTCCAAATGTCTGCCACAACAGACCCACTATTCACGTTGCCAGTTAACACGCATTGGGTAATAGAGCAGTTAAACGGAACAATCAGTCCTGTCCCAAATACTCCAGGTGTAATGCTACTGCCACTGGCATCCAAGATCACATAATCCAGTCCAGCCGGGAATGATTGAGGTAATCCAGCCAAAGTAAAAATGCCACTTTGGATGCGTTTATTAGTGCCGCCCTGGACAAGAGGCACCCACTCCTGACCGCTGATAGAGGTCACGACTGGCATGCTCAGGATATCTATACCAATGTTTGCCATTAGATTGACGATGGAGCCACAGAGGTTGAGAAGAGTGTAAAGCCTTCGTCGTAAGGCACAGGCGTAACAGTTACTTCGTTCAGGAACGGCTGAGAGGCGCTTTCGGTAACAATAGGCTGTCTATCACCGATTTGGGTGATTCCAATATTGGTAAAATCGCCCTCAATACCCGTCTCTACCACAATCTGACTTGGAACAACGGTATCGAATATGTCTGGGTTGGCAGTAATGGCCATACCATTAAACTCACCTGGCCTTGGGTTTAGTATGGATACTGGGTCAATAGGAATCTTGATGCTTTTGAGTTGCGCCTGGGAATCATCAAAGCAAGAATGGCATACAAGAATGCCCAAATTCATTTGTTTGGTGCCAGCCCAATCGTACTGCCAGCGCAACCTATCTCGATTGTAGGTAAACCCACAGCGGTCACAGGTTCCAAGAGGTCTTGGTGCCCTGACGCTTCCCAAATCGGCATGTTTGTATGTTACCCATGCCATTACTTGAAGTACCCATAGGTTCCAGGAACAATGGAAAGAGGCACATTCTCAATGTTTTGTGTAGCAGCCGTATTCCATGCTTCCATGTAATCCATCTTAAGTTGGTCCCTCATTTGAGGGGCATAGATTCTCGCCAACCTGAACGCCAAACCAGCCGCATAAGCATCCAACCAAAGTTGTGGGATATCTGCTGTCTGGCCATCGGCAAGGGCAGAGTCATCAATAAGCGTGCATGAATAGTAGTTTAGCGTATAGGTAGAATTTGCATCTGGAACCATCCAGAGATAGAGAGTTGGGCTCTCTAGGCGGTCAAACCAGAATTGGGTCGGTCTACCCTGCTGAGTTTTTACCGGAATTGCTGAGTATTCAGTCCTACTGATTGGTTGAATTATATAATCAGTTCCACCAGTATTAATATAAGCATCTAATATCATTACAACATTACTAGGAATGCTATAAGAAGCTGTACCCTGAGTCAGAGCAACCTGAACGGGAGTAGCGTCAACCTTCCATAGATTTACCTGCTTATTATTCCACTCTGCCTGAAGGAGGTTGGCCTCCGTGTAAGCATCTTGCATATGGTTGGCAAGCAACGCCGTCCTTCTCATGCCAATGCGAGCAAAGGCATTAAGGACTATCTCTCCAAGAGACGGATTAAATGCAGTAGTTCCCGTAATAGTCATAGCTTGCACCTTAACATATCACATATCCCATAGCGATAATCTTATGAGCCTGAGTCGTAGAAGGAGCAATAGTAAAGGACTGTTGATAAGCAGCTCTTAAGCCTCTCTTTTCCATAGTTCTTGGTAGGGACCACGGCTGGTGCCACTTATCTTCCTGTACTCGCTCTGGCTGGGTTAGAGCCTTTGGATCAATGGTAAATGCCTGCTGGAGATGGTGTTTTAGCCCCCTCTTCACCAAAGAATTGGGCAAAGACCAAGGTTGGTGCCACTTATCCTCTTGTACATTCTCAGGTTGAGTGAGGATTTTCGGATCAATCGTGAACGCACGCTGCTGCCATGCACCAAGTCCTTGCTTGGCAAGGGTTTTTGGCATTGACCACGGCTGGTGCCATTTATCCTCTTGCACTCGCTCTGGTTGAGTGAGGATTTTTGGGTCAATCGTAAAATACTGCTGGAAAGCAACGGGTCTTGCAGTCCTTACTGGTGTTGACCAAGCATGGTGCCACTTATCCTCAGTAATTGTCTCAGTAACAAACTGTTCTGGATTAGTAAAAGCACGCTGCTTAGATGCATGCAGTCCCGGCTTGTCTAGTTTTTGAGGAATAGACCAAGGTTGATGCCACTTATCCTCGCTCACAGCCTCTGGCTGAGTTAGAGCAAATGGATCAATGGTAAATGCCTGCTGCCAAGCGACAGCCTTTTTAGACAGAACGCTTGGGATCGACCATGGTTGATGCCACTTGTCCTCGTAATCTATGTTCGGGATAGCGGCGATATACTGTTGGAGATGGGCGGCAAGACCACGCTTGGCGAGGCTGTTTGGTATTGACCAGGGCTGATGCCACTTATCCTCAGAAACCCTCTCTGGGTCCAGAAGATGGAAGGGATCAATGGTAAATGCCTGTTGCCAAGCAACAGCTTTTTTGGACAGAACGCTAGGAATAGACCAGGGTTGGTGCCACTTATCCTCGTAGTCTACATTAGGAACCGCAGCTAGAAATTGCTGCTGCCAAGCTCCCAATCCTGGCTTAACTAAGCTTTTTGGATTGGACCACGGCTGGTGCCACATATCCTCCGTGATAGCCGTGGTAGGAGTTACAGGATCAGTGGTGAAAGCGCGCTGCTGGTAAACAGGCAGGCCACGCTTAGTTAGGTCTCTTGGGATAGACCAACCTTGATGCCATTTGTCTTCCTGGACTCTTTCTGGGTCCAGAAGGTGGAATGGATCGGTTGTAAAGAATTGTTGGAAAGCAACAGGTCTGGCAGTTCTTACCGGGTCCTGCCAAGACTTAAACCATTTATCGACAGTAATAACTTCCGGGGTCGCAGATACTGGCGAACCAGAAATCGTACCGCCGGAAATTGTATAATCACTTATGGCCATTTAGTAAGCTCTCCCAGCCAGCTTACTATAAACTATGACTAGAAAGCTGTCATAATTACTAGGCCGGGGGCACCAGTTCCGCCCCTACCACCAGTAGTCAATCCAGCGCCGCCCCCACCACCTCCACAACCGGGGGTCTTACAACCACCATTACCACCCCTGCCACCAGTA